CTCTTTTGCTCGTTTTTGGCTGTTTTTGGGGTTGTGGAAGCTGGTCCGCTTCATCGGCGGCACAATATACGCATAACCCTTTGGGTAATACGAGGTTTTCTGCCAAAAGTTTCTTACACTTGTAGCATTCTAGCTTCTGAAGGTCTGTCACACTTAGTATTTATAAGTTTTTTTGACTTTTTTCTTCTTTGTAGTCTTTTTTTTAACTTTTTTAGGTGCTGATTTTTTGTACATACCTGCGTATCCCATATTTTACTCCTTTTGTTAACATTTCCAACGTTTTCTGGCTTGCCTTAGCCTAGAATTCGGGTTTTTAGCTGCTTTTGGGAACTTCTTCATCTGTCCTGCGCTCCTTGCGCAGTAAGACTTACGTCTTTTAGCCGCTTTTGATCCTTTTTTAACTTTTCCTGTAACTGCTGTCTTTAATTTAGAGCCTGGGTTCTTCCTTCTATAGGCTGCTACCCCTGCTTTGGTCATCCCAGCGCCTTTTTTAGTCGCCCTAAAGTTCTTTTTGTTCCTTTTGGGCATATTATCTCTTTTTCTTGGCACGAGTTCTCCTTTTTGTAGTAGGTTTTCTTTTCCTAACTATAGTTTTCACGTTACGTGGCTTTCCGCCTGGATTCCCCGCTGCACGTTTTCTCTTTACTGCGCTTTTCTTCTGAGCTGCAGTCATAGACTGAGCTTTCGAACGTGGTACGCATTTGGGGTACTTACGTTTACTTTTACCTTTCGCGGATTTTCTACCGCAGGCTTGATACTTGCCTTTTTTCTTTGGGGCACCAATATCAACCCAATCACCCTTGGGGCCTTTACCAAACCATGCGGATAGGCCACCGGTGGGTTTAGCCATTATCTGTAACCGCCACCGCGTTTCTTATAAGTTCTTACTAACCAACCGTTGGCATAGGCTGATGGATAAACTTTAAACTTTCGCTTAGCTTCTGCTTTTACTCTAGAATATAAACTAGGGTTTGTTGGCGTAGCTCCGCTTTTTTTCTTAGTAGTTTTTCTTTTTTTTGCTGGCATTTTTACCTCCTGTTTTTGGTATGCTCTTATACTTATTCATCTTCTTCGCAAACTTGGCCATATTGGTTGGGTGAGGGGCGTTGATACCGTGGGACCCTTTCATTTAGTGTCTTCTTCCTCTTTTTCTTCTGGCTTTGAATCTTGCAACTCATCAGTTTGCTCATCAATTTGATCGACCACATTATCAACAATATTTTCTGTTGATTCAGCGACAGTATCAATAACTCCACTTACATCTTCTAAAGCTGATGTTGTAATGTTTCCTGCTGTTTTTACAGTAGAATCAATAACGCTTGTGGTTAAATCTTTACCACCATCTATAACAGCGCCTACCGTAGCACAAGCTGTCATAAAAACTGATACCAATACAAATATAATATTTTTCATAATTTACTCCTTTTTAATATATATTATTTCTTCTTTTTGCCCATTTTTTTCTTTTTAGATTTTTTACCAGACATTTTTTTTTGCGGTTGATTTATACAATGCATTATTTCTTTCCTTTTTTCTTTTTTGCTTTAGCTATTTTATCCTGCAAAAACTTAGGCAAAGTTTTTTGCTTTGCGGTTAATTTTTTCTTTACGGGTTTTTTCTTTTTCATTTTCATAAGTTCTCCTTAATAACCTTTTTTCTTTTTAGATTTTTGCGCGAGCTTGTAAACTTTACGTTTAGCGTTTGTTGCCTGTGCTTGTTGTTGATATTTAGCGGATGCGCCTTTAGCGGATGCGCCTTGTGCTTTTATCATTGAAATTTTTCTATCCATGGTTTTTGCACTTTCTTTAGCTTTTTTGGTTATTAACTTTTGTTTTTGCGCAGTAGTCATACCTTCTGTACTAGCCCCCATACCTTTCATAAATGCTTGAGCGGGTGTTCTAATCTTCCTTGGTTTTTTTCTTGTTAAACCTTTTGCCATTTTCTTTAACGTAGCCATATATTATTCTCCTTTTGGTTCTAAGTATTGTGTATCTACCCCAGCTAACTTTAGCAGCTCGGAGTCCGGTAATCTTTCTAACCTTTCTAACTTATCTACATTTATATTAACTTGGGTTGCTTGTTCGGGTGCAAATAGACCGTGGAGCTTGCATAGAGAATCGACAACATTTTTTTCTTCGGTAGAAGTCGCGGATTTTCTGTGGGCTTCTAAATACATTTGGGTCGCGGTGTTACGATCAAACTTAACTTCTTCTCGCATCTCTTCTCTTAGATATTGGACAGCTTGTTGCACCTTTGGTTTTTTAAAAACTTCGTACACTGAATCCTGGTTCTTGTACCCCGCTGCACGTCCCGCGGCCGCTTTACTCATGCCCCGTAAAAAATACAAAATGACTCTTTCTTCTTGGACCGAAAGCTCGGATAATTTTACTCCGGCGTAGGGAAAATGAGACTGAAGTTCAACTCTGTCTTCGTCGGTAACCTCAACTGCTTGAGAAGTTAGTAAGCTCATGTGTCCAAAGTAACACATTGGGGTATAAGTTGTAAATTTTTTGTTGAAAAAATTTTTTTGAAAAAATGTGAAATATATCGCTCATACATCTTCTCCTCTATCATCACAGACCCTACTCCGACCCCGATTTGTTTTCCGTTGACACTTTCTAGTTTCAGTCATTGGAACCTTGTTTTGGTTTTTTCGCCGTCAGTCGCATACGCTTTGTGACGTTGTTTATATGTTAGTGTTATTAACTCTTACGTACGGAGGTACATCATGAGTATATTTAAAACTATAGGTCGTCTTACTTACAAGACAAAGAGACTAGTTCAAGATACAACAATCGAACCAGTCAAAGCAGTACGAGAAGGTTACTCAGAAGCTAAAGCTAATCAAAATCAAATTGATGAAGCAACTAAGCTACTAGCAGACCAAGGTATCAAAGTAACACCTGATACTTTCAAACCTCGTCAAGGAGAGCTGAACATATGAACAAGCTAATCTCCAATGTATTAACACTAGCGATATTCACAGTATCGTTGGTGTTAACTACTATCATAACCATGGACATCATCAACTACACCGGACAGCAATCATTGTTCGAGTTACTTCTTTGGTTTATCTTCGGTCTTATAACATTCGTTTTTGGCAAGACCATCATCCTATTGAATTCTTAATCACCTGAAGGGGGCTAATTACCCCCTTACCTACTATCATAACTACTATCATCAGTGCCTGCGAGCGTGTGCGAGCAGGTGCATTGTGTCTGCATGATTGGTTCCGCGTGTTCCACGGACATGTGCCGATGTGGAACCACTTCGTGGAACCAAGAAATATATTGCAACCGTGCAGGCTTGCCCACTGTTGAGGTGCTCGCGGTTCCATGGTTCCGTGAAAAACAAAGCTTAGCTTTGTAACGGACCGTGGACCTTAGTTAATTGTTAAATGTTAAAGGGACCTAAAAGTAGTGGAACCAGTGGAACCATAACCTATAACCAGCATTCTTACAGCGTTATTTGTGTTCCACGAGTCGTGGAACCAAGTGGAACCAGTGGAACCAAAAATCTATCGCCAGTCGCTACGCTTGGTGGCGTTGCTGGTGTATGTGTGAGTTTGATACGGGTGTATCGAACCACTAACTTTACTTACCTAGGAGGTAAACATGATGTATTCATTATACATATTAAAGCCAGGAAAAGATGGCAAACAAAGGTCTCGAGAAATTGGGACTGCAACTACCAACAAAGACGGTAGTTTCACTCAGTGGTTGGACGTAGCAATTCCAACTGATGGACAAGGCAACTTCGTTCCTGTGTTCTTTAGACAGATTGTGATGAAAGAAACTTCAGCACAACCAACAGCCAGCAATGGCGTTCAACAAGAGTTACCAGTAGCGTAACTCTTAAGGCTACCATGTGACGCCTGTTAACACACATGGGGGTTGTTACCGAAAGCACACGCTCGGATGAGAAGCCGAGCATTTTTATTAATTAATCCAACAAGGAGGTTTGTATGGATGAAGTACATGTACCCAACGAGGTATTACAAAAAGCTGAAGCAAGCGAAATGCGTGAGCGAGCTAATTATGTTGAATCTGGTAAGTATCTAAAAGAACTCATCAGAAGAATAGAACTAAAGCCACAAGGAGGAAATTATGGCAGAACATTTTGACCCAAATGACTTGGGACCACAAGTAATAGACATGGCAAACGGTGAGACAGGAGAACTCCTGCCTGACCAGAAAACACCAGAGTCTGCGTGGATTCCAGATACCAATGGTGACCCCGTTGGTAGTGAACAAAGAGCAACGCAAGACCCAGTGCACTTGCCTGACTTTTATTACAGAAAATATGCACTTGATGGAGAGGGCAAACCACTTGCTCAGAAATCAAGAGTCGATGGCATCATGGATGTATTCAAATCTAAAAGAGATACAGCTATGACGTTCAACTCAAAGGACGATGAACAACGAAAGAAAGAAGAAGATTATTATCTTCAACAAGTCCAAACGATTGCAGACGGTCTTTTGCCCCTGTGCGAAGTAGATCCGCAATCAACTGGTATCAACTTTTTACAGTTGACTACTAGAACTTGGGCTGAGTTTGCATCTATTGCTTACGAATACAAAGAAGAAACCGAAGCAGCTAATCCGAACGATGATCTACCTACATGGTTGATTGAGCGTGAAGACAAGATGTTTGGTCTCGGTCGTAAAGCACGTATGCTTTCCGCAGTTGTCGGACTGGTCGGTGAGAACTTTGGTCTTCAAGATCTTGGTCTCAAAGATGCTCGTGTTCAAAACGAGATTGAAAGACGACAACAAAGACTTGCTG